ATCTAAAAGTACTTTTGAATCAGCTTCATCATTTTCATTTAAATTCAATCTATACTCATAAACTCTACCAGCTATAAAACTTCCTATTACTAATATCACACTAGCTAACATGTTCATTAGATTTCATCCTTCCTATCATCAATCAGTATATTAAACCCACATGAACATTCTCTATAATATGTGTGTTCTTCAACTATTAATTTACCTTCATTGTTTCCTACCTTGTCATTACCACAGTTAGGGCAATAACAATACTTTTCTCCAAGTTTTATAATATCTTTTAATTTCATTTCTCAATATCTCCTTGAACCTTCTTATTTTTTCTTTTATAAGCTAACATTTGTGATACAAATTCAAAAAACAATCTCTCCAGCTCTTCTTCTTCTGAATTTACATAAACTTTGAAAAACTCCTTGTCTTTAGTTAACTGCATTTGTACTTTCATTTCTCAACATCCCCTCATATTCATATCTACTCAATATTTTTATAGCTATATCAATAGCTTTATTAACAGAACACTTTTTCTTATTTAATATCTTTTCAGCTAACTTAATTACTTGTTCCACATTTGCTAATACCATCTGACACCTCTTGAATATATTCCGCCTTCCAACCTTCTCTAGTTACTCTATTTTCTCTAGCTAAACAACTAGCATAATCTCCACTAATCTTTAAGTATTTACTTGCAGCCTTTGCACTTTTAAATATTCTAACTTCTCCAGTTTCAATATTAAAAACTTTTATAGGTTTACTTTTTGTATCATTAGTTGTTTTTTTCCTTATTTTCTTGAATTTCGATTCATTAAGTTTCAGCTTTATTTTCTTACTTTCATTTGCTTTTCTTACTTTTCTTAAATTAAGCTCAAACATATCTTCTAAATCCATAGTTTTTTCTAAAAACGTTCCTGCATCTACCCAAATTTTAGCCATATTCTACCACTCCAAATCTTTAAATATTATTTCATGGCTGCACTCACCAGCTTCAATAAATATACCTCTTTTATCTTGATAAATATTTTCTACTCCAATAATTCTTAATTCTGTATTTTCAAAGAATAATTTACACATATTGCCTTCTCTTAAATCTCCAAAATCTATAAGACATTCTTTACCTTTTAAAAATGAAAGTTCTTTTTCTCCTGTTTCAAAGTTAAAAACACTTACTAATTCCATAACTCTTAATCCTATTCCACAAATCTTACAATATCTAGCATCTTCGCTTATATCTTCATTTCTACATTGATAACAAACACTAATCTTATTTTTTCTTGTCTTTTCCAATATTTCAGCCTTCCTCATTTTGAAATACCTAACATTTTATATTGCATTATTTTTGCTACAATTGCTGATAAATGCAATATCTTAAGCCACAACATTTCTCTTTGTAGATACTCCCATCCAGATACTATTTCAAAAGTCCCTTCATATTTTACTCTCTCAAACGGATTGTCTATTTCTGTACTCTCGAACATTACTTCTCCAATTCTTGTATCATTTATCTCAAAACTTCCCTTATCGCATTCTAAGAACACTTTCTCACACTCATATTTCACTCTTAGACCTCCAATATTTTTTAACTTCTAGGAAGTTAATAGTTATATTAACTCCCTAATAATTTTTGTATTTTTAATCACAGAAAGTTCTACTGCAATGTGGGCATCCAGTTATAAGTTCTTTACCAGCTATATTAGCATATCCTTTTGAGATTCTAGCTTCTTTAAAAAACCTTATCTCATAGTTTTGATAAATATTTCTTCCACATCTACAGCAAATCCCATCCTTTGGCGCAAAATGAGGGTAATCTTTTTTCTTTGCAAATCCTTTTTGTAACTTTATACATTTTGCTATTTCTTTATCCGTTATTTTTACTAATTCATTCATATTATTTACCTCCAATGTTTTTTAACTTCTAGGAAGTAATATTGTATAATTACTCCCTAGAATACTTAACTTAACCGAATTTACTTTCTTCAAGTTGACCTCTATTAGCCATGTTTTTTAATTCTTCATCTGTATATTGTCCAAATGTCTCGTTAAAATTATGAAACTTAGTCTTATTTTTTCTACTTGGTATAGGTTTATAATTCTTTTCTAACGCCGTAATTAAATAGCCTGTAACACTTTTTACACTCTCCGTATTTTTGACCAACCTCAATTTTTCCTCTAAATAGTCAATCCCCTTATTTGTATGTATGAATACATCAACAATTTTTTCAATGTCTTTAGATTCTAAATCAAAATATGATTTAATTTTATCCACAACCACCGTAACCTTTTTATTGTTGTTGTTATTGTTATTATTATTGTTATTGTTATTGTTATTGTTATTCCCCTCGTCACGAGTTTCGTTACGTACACCGTTACGGAGTTCATCAAAATATTCTTCAAATATCTGTTTGAATTTCTTATTTTCTATATGTTCATAAATTAGCATTAGTAATGACTTGTCTTTAATCTCTCTTAATTCTTTTCTAACACAATTCTCCATTGGTGTTCCTGCTCTATTGAGATTATATTTAGCCCAATTCTTGATTGCTATTTCTCTAGTTTCAGAATTATAACTTATAAGTTGATGGTGATTAATAAATCTGTCCATAACTGCATTTGTAGATTCTAAAGTCCAACCTATTTCAAAAGCTATTTGTTTTTTAGTTATTGTATATATTCCAATTTGAGTAGTATGAGGGTTAGTTAGTAAGTATATATAAAATAGTTTATCCTCTACTGAAAATTCTTCTTGTATCTTTGGGTCAGTCCAAAAATTTGTATATATCTGTCTGAAAATTGGCACTCTATCACCTACTTATTCAAAATTCATATTATCTTCCATACTTATTTGGCAATCTATATTTTCAGCTTCTTCTCTTACTTCAACTTCATCCTCTTTCACCTCTTCAAACTCAGCATCTATAAAATCATCTTTTGGTTCATATTCACTTAGTAATTCAATTAATTCATCTACTTCTTCAAATTTTAGTTCTTTTAAATCAAATCCATTACTTTTACAAAATTCCTCTAGCTTTGACGTATCTTTTTTATTCTCATAATCATACAAACCTTTCATTGATGCTAACTTAAGTATTCCTTGTTTTTGTGATGGACTTGCCTTACCTATTTCAATAGGCTTTTGAGGTAATTTATCGGGTACAGTCTTTATTTCTGCACTATCATATAATCCTTGTAAATCTTCTGGGAATGCTTCTCTTAAAGCTGTAACAATAGCACATTTTCTTATCATTACACAAGGCATTTGCTTCCAAGTAGCTTGACTCTTTGAATACTCTTCTAAAGACACTACAGACTTTATAGGAAACTTCATTCCTCTAACTGATACTTCACACCATCCACCGATTAATTCTTCTTGTGGTAGCTTTAAACTACCCTCCCTTTCAAATATTTCTCCATTTTTATTTACAGTTACTATTCCTGCTTTCATACCCTCAAAGTTAGGATTTTTATTTGCTCTTTTTACAAATACATCTTTACCAACTACTATATTTGCTGGTGAATTACCAAACTTTATTAAATATGCTTCTTTTATAAATGGATTTAATTTTTGAGCCTTACATAATTCTATAAACATTAGCACTTCTTGGTCTGTTACATTTCCATTTCCACTTACTAAGTAATTCTTTACTGTCATGTAATCAAGTATTTGACCTGATTCTAAGGTACATGTTGCTAATTCTAAAGCCTTGTTATTCATATTAATTCACCTCTTTTTTAGCTTTTGGAATTGTTAGTGTAGTTCCATATTCAATCCTGCAACCTTCAACCTCATGACCTTTTTTAATAAAGTCTTTAATACTATTTTTATCTACTTTTACAACTTGCTCTACTGTTTTATATATAGCAGGTATCTTTTCCTCATCTTCTATGACTAAGCTACCTGCTGACTTTCTTATACTTATGTTTCCTAAAATTGTTTCTACTTTTTTAGTCCCAAGTAATTCCATACAGTCTTTTATATTGCTTTTTAATCTATCAATAGTATTCTTTTTGACCCTCTTTAACTCTTGTAATCTTTTAATCTCTGAATCTATAGAGTTTATATCACTATCGATATTTATTATTACTGACACTATTCTAGTGTTTTTATTTTGTATCTCTTGTTTTATTATTTCTTTTATTTCCTCTAGTTTTTCAGCTTCATTTCCTGTTATTTCTGTTAAACCTTCTTCTATTTCTAATAAATCTGTAGTTAATTCATATAAAGTACTCATAATTTCCCTCCGTTTATGCTATAATATAGCTAATTAAATTTTTGATATATTTTTGATTAGAGCCAGTCGCAATGGCTCTTTTCTTATATCTGCACATCTATAGGTATATCTCTTTCAAGTTCTTCTAAAATTAATTGAAATATCTTGTAATCCTCACTTTCTTCATATTCTTTTATTTCAATTTGTGTATCTATAATTTCTAGTAATGACTCAGCAAATATTTTTAATCTTTCGTTTACGCTTTTTTCTCTTAAAGCATTACTCAATGCAATGTCTTCTAATATATCTCTTTCTTCTTTTTTTCTAAGTTTTGTATAAAGTTGCTCGTTTTTATTTATTTCTAAATTAGCTCTATTTAGTTGTTGCTCTATTGCATTTCTTACTATAATTAAACTTTTCATGATTAATCCCCCTTAATTTTTAATTTACTTGGTAAATACAAGTTAACTAACTCTATATCTCTTGTTAAAACACTTCTTTTTACTTTCTTATTATTATTAAACTTCCTGTTATTTTTCTGCTCATCATAGTATGTAATTCTAAATAACTTTCTATCTTGTTCTACTTTGTAGACTTTGTTTTTATAGATTATTCTCATGCAATTACCCCTTTGTTGTATTTTTTAAGACCTTCAAAACTCGCTTTCTTATTATATTGCTTACAAAACTGTATATAAGCTATTAGTACCTTTACATTCAATTAAATCACCTCCTTTCTCTTTTTCATTACATCTCTATCTTTCATTGCATTTTTCATTACATATTCTTCAAAAGAAATTAAATCTATTCTGTAGCATCCTGCAATTTTGAAAACTGTATATAGATTTTGTGCTTCTGCTTCCTTCACCATATTTCTTGCAGTTACATCAGACACTTTTAAGTATTCTTTAAACTCTTTTAATGTAACTAAATTCATCCTTTTAATTCCTTTTCTATCTAAAAACATCTTGATGATGTCTGTTGTATCATCTCTTTGCATTAATTCTTGTACTAAGTCTTTTGTGTCTATGAATTGTAATGCTACACTCACTTTTATCTCACCCTTTCTATCTTCCAACTAGTTCATCTAATGTAATATCTAAATAATCAGCTATTTTTATTAATGTATCTATAGTTGGATTTTTATTTTCTCCTCTTAAAATTGCATATAAATTCCCTGAATCTACACCTATTTCTTTTGCTAATTTCCATGCTTTTAAATCTCTATCTTTTAAAATTTTATTTATGTTGTCATTAATTGCCATTATTTTCCTCCTTTGATATACTATATTTGTAGGATAAATCCTATATCTTTTTATGAAAGTTGGTGATATTATGCAGTTCAGTAAAGATATATTACATACTCTTACTTTAGAAATTCTTAAGGAAAAATATGATTTTAAAAGTTCTTCTGAAGAGGAACTTTTAAAACATTACCATGAAATCTTTTTGAAACTTTCAGAAGTCAATAATAGTTTTTCTAAAGGCGATGGCCTCAGTGTCTTTAAACAAATGTAGGTACTAAATTATATTTAAGAGCTTCTTTGCAAAAATCTAAAATATCTTTTGAGGAAAGGATACTTTGTTCATTTTCATTCAATGTATTAAGTATCCTTTTAGCTATTTGTAACTCTTCTTTTGATAATATTAATTCCGTTTCATTATTTACATTGTTCACTACACTTTCAAATGAAATTTTCATTTAATTACACACTCCTTTAATTTCGGTATTTTCTGAATCACTTTGTTGCTCCAGTTTTTCATACTCAACTTCTTTTGTACATATGCAACATATTTTAGGCTTCAATCCTTTTTTAACTTCTACCTCATTATCAAACCCACAATATGGACACTTGCAAAAATATTTTACTCTTGAATCGCTTGTATTATTTTTCATGTATTTAACCTCCTAGTTAATAATTAATTAAAACAATATATTTCAAAATATTCTGTATTTAGTTTTCAAAGTGCTATTAATCTTTAACCTAACATTGATATTTGATTGTTCTTTTTAAACTTATTAATAAAGTATATTTGTCCCTTACCAGTAATCTTAGGTGTTTTAGTAATACTTGTATGACCATCTGGATGTACTCTTGTACCTTCTTTTGTTTCTATAACTCCTAAATCTACACTTTTTTGAGTTGGTGTATTGTAATCCTCACCTTTACGTTTTATTAAGTAACCATTATTTCTTAACCAGTCAAATAATCTATTTTGTCCTGTATCAATTCCATTCTGTCTAAGCAATTTTGCTAATTCTCCAACTAGGATTGAATTGTCAGAAGACGCTACCGAATCAGCAAATAATACTTTTGGTTGTTGTAACTGAATTACCTTATCCTTTTCTTGATTTTCTAATTGTAGTTGTTCTTTTTCCTCAACTTCTATTAATAACTGTTGCAATGCTTCTTTGTATGTAGTTGGTAGTTTAGGTTGTTGTTCTTTTAACTCTTGCTCCATTTCTTCAAACTTAGTTACATAAATTGCTGTAAATATAATCCCTTTTTCTCCTGTCATTTTGTTAGCTACCATGTCACAACCTTTTTTAGTTAATAAGTAACAAGGCTGAATTTTATTTTGAGTATTTATATAAGTACTTTCTATGAAAAAATCCTGACTCCTCAAATTTGATGAGTCCTCTAAAATTTTCTTGTATCCTCTTATATCTCTTAACAAATTATCATGTTTCTTTTCTATTAACTCTGCGACTTCTCTACTCTCAACTAAGAATTGATTATTTTGCTTGATTATTGTTAGGTCATTCATGCTTATACCTCCTCTTTTATTCGTTTTTATAGACCTTTTCTTTATTTACTTGAAGCCCAAGTTTAATAAGATACCTTAGCATTTCACTTTGAGATTCTTTATAAAACTTTTCCTTTTTTAAAACATCTAAATCTGTTTCTAATTCTGGAAATATAGTTATTGAAATTCTTTTTGATTTAGTTGGCATTTTCATCCTCCTTTTGTCACCAGTGGTGAACCTCTTTATATTTTTATTATAGATGAACTGGTGAACCATGTCAACACTTTTTTATTATATTTTTATTTTTTATATTTACACCATTTCACCACTGGTGTATAATACACTTAAGGTGAGGTGATGTAATGGCTACTCAAAAACCAAGGTTCACAATAACTGTTGATGATGAACTTTTAAAAGAAATTGATGATTTTAGGTTTGATAAAAGGTTCTCTACAAGAACACAAGCTACTATTGAATTAATCAAATTAGGTTTAGAAAAATTAAATACTGAAAAATGCAAAGAAACAAAAGAATAAGTCCTCTTTTGGGCTTATTCGCCTTATATAGGCAGGCGTATTGTTGTTTGCTCTATTTGCATCTAATCACCTCTTTTGAATATTTTATATTTAGTTTTCAAGGTACTGTTATGATTTAACTTAACATTGATAATTGTTCTTCTTCTTCCTTTAATAATCTTTTTAGAATGTACTCTTGACCTTTTCCTGTAACTCTTGTTGTTCTATAGGTAAATACACCTGTTGATGTCTCTCTAGTACCTTCCACAGTTTCTAAATAACCTTTTTCCACTGCAAATTGTTTTGGTTCAGTTGAATTTTTAAATACCAAACCCCATACTCTTAATTTTTCATATAATCTTTTTTCACCAATTATTATTCCATTACTTTTAGAGATTACTTTTGCTACCTCTCTTACAAGTAAACTATTTTTTGAAGATGCTATTTGATTAATAAATCTATTTTTTTCTTCCAATTCTCTATTTTTACTTTCTATTTTTCTTTGAGCTACTTGTAATGCTCTTGCCATAATTTCATCATCTGACATATCTTCTGTTGTATGTATATATCCTCCAGTTTTACGTATTGTTGGTAAAACTTCATCAAATACCCAACTTTCAAATTTTTCTGCATTCGGTAGTTTACTATTTACAATCAATCTATACATATCACTTTCAGGTATTGCATTTACTTCTAATACCTTATTTTCATTTTGCGGATGAGGTATGTAACTTTTTGTTACCCACCTACAATGGTCATTTATTGCTTTACTTGTGTTTGCATACCCTAAACATTTAGCTATATCTGTTGCAACAAAATATGGTTTCTTATCAACCTCAACCATTCTTATTTGACCAAATTCCAATTTTTCAAATATCTGTAGATTATTCATATTTATTCCTCGCTTTCTACATTGAATTTATTTTCTTTTTTTATTTTCTCAATAAACTCCCAACATGCATCCACAATAATAGAATTTTTACTTTTTCCACATTCTTTGGCTATATTCTGTACATATTGATTTAATTTTGGGACGAGCCTTACTGTCATTCTTACTTTTTCCATTCTTATTCCTCCCTCCTTACGACACTGATTCACTGTCTATAATCATTATATTATGACACTATTTTAGTGTCAAGACTTTTTTAAATATTTTTTGTATAATGTCATTAGGGAGGTGTCAAAATGACTACTATTACTGTAAGAATATATACACCATTAAATGAAAATTTAGAAAAAATTTCTTATCAAACAGGCATTCTCAAATCTTCGCTTATTCTATACGCTATTAATGATATTATTAGAAATTCAAAAGTTAATGAACTTCAATCAATCTCGTATAAAAGTGATGATACTGTTCGTTCTACTCTTAGGATTCCTGGTGTCCTAAAAGAGTTGCTAGAGAAAACAGCTAAAGAAAATAATTTATCAATCAATTCTCTAATAAATAATGTTGTGCATTCATTTTGCATATCGGATTGGTTAATTTATCTTTGATATATACAACCAACATGCAATTATTATAATAGATGTAATAGGCATTCCTATATCACTGCTTAAATCTATCAACGCTTTGTGCAAGTCTTCTGGTATACGAAGCGTTGTTTGCTCTCTTTCCATCTAATCACCTCTTTTGAATATTCTATATTTAACTTCCAAAGTGCTTTTCTTTCAACTCCTTTTGTTTTCATTTTGCTAACTTTCTCTATAAAAAATTTCCTCTATTGTTATTTCTGGTACTCTTTTTTTTATGCAATTATATATGTTAAACATTTCTGCTTGAGTAAACTCTCTAGCTCCCTTTTCTTTCATATAATATGATGTCAGACACATGTTAGCAACAGTTGCCATTTCTTTTTGTGACATCTCCATAAACTTTCTATATCTAGCAAGATTGTTAACCATTTTATCACCTCTCTTTGTTTTCATTTTGTTAACTTAATTATAGTTAACATTTTGCTAACTGTCAATAGCTTTTTATGAATTTTTTAATAAAAATATACATTTCGCTAACAACAGTTATCATTTTGCTAATAACATGTTATCATTTAGTTAATTATTAAAAACGGAAGGTGAATACTATGACTAACACATTTGGAAACAGGTTGAAAAATTTAAGAAGTGAAAAAAGAATAACAGGCGAAGAACTTGGGAAAATATTAAATGTTACAAAAGTAGCTGTAAGCAATTGGGAAAGTGATAGAAGATTTCCTGATCAAGATACTTTAAAAAATATCGCTGACTATTTTGATGTATCTGTAGATTATTTACTATGCAGAAGTGATGCAAGAAATACAATTAATGATAAAGTTAATACATCTAATACAACTTTTGACATAATCGAAAATTCAGATGCTAATAAAAAAGTTAAGGAACTTATGAAAAAAATATATTCTCTCAATGATGATGACAGAAATGCTATAGAAAAAATAATTGATAATGCTTATATAATAAAAACGAAGAAAGAAGAGAATTAAAACTCTTCTTCTTTTTCTATTTTTTCTAATAAGCTTTCAAAAAACTCAACATCTAATTCTAATAATACTTCTAATTCTTTTATAGTCTTTTTAATGCGCTCCTCTTTGTTAATGTTTTCATTTGATTTATGCATACATATCCCCCTAACATCAGAACTTATGTTCTTATTTTTAGTTAAAATTCCCTGACGAATCTTAATAAAATATAACTATGTATTTTCATTTCTAAAAATATTTTTAGATTATTCAAAATTTTCTTGGATAATTATCTTACTTACATAATAATACTTTTGTTAAATATATGCAATAAAAAAAGGGGAATTGTAACAAAAAAATCGAAATTTGTAGACAGTTGGTAATTTTTTCCATTCCCGTGTATTATTAATCGTCTTTTTAATTATAATTTTTTGTATTTTCTTGTTTATATAATTATTTTTATAATATATTGTAATTTAAAATTTACACAAAAATTTATATGTCGATTAAAAATATTATTATATAATATTATTTTTATTAATTTCACATTTAAATTTGTATCTTAATTTACTTTTTCTATTTACACGTATATAAATACGTGTTATAATATAATTGTAAGCAGGGAGTATGAAATCTTATTCTTCAAGAGAAATTTTAAAGGAGTTGATAAAATGAAAAAAGATATATATGTATATCCTGCTATACTAAGCTATGATGAGGATGGTATCTCTGTAGAATTTCCTGATTTACCAGGTTGCCTTACATGTGGAGATACAACAGAAGAAGCCTTAAAAATGGCAAAAGAAGTTTTGGGATTACATCTGTATAGCATGGAAGAAGATAATGACATAATACCAAATCCAACAACTATAGATAAATTAAACTTAGAGAAAAATCAAATACCAACTTTAGTAGAGATATATATGCCAATTCACAGAAAAGCTATAGAAAATTACTCTGTTAAAAAGACTCTTACTATTCCCCAATGGCTTAATAGGGAAGCTGAGAAACATAAGGTTAATTTCTCTCAAATACTTCAAGAAGCTTTAAAAAATCACCTTAACATTCATTAAATATTAGAGCAGTTCAACTGCTCTTTTATATAAAAACTTATAAAGGGAGTGTACATATATGAATATCAAATCAGCTTTTATAAGAAAAAGAGGGGAAAAATTTCATGTATATGTGGAATATGTGGAAGAAGAAACTGGCAAAAAGAAACAAAAAAGTTATGGAAGCTATGAAAAGAAAAAGGATGCTGAAAAACATTTAATTGAAATAAAGTCTACTATAAATAAAAATAAATTTGTTGCTCCAAATAGTGTGACTCTTGTAGAAAGATGTTATATATACCTTGAAGAAAAAAAAGACGACTTTTCACCATACACTTTGAGAAATAGAAAAAGTGTAATTAGAAATCACATTGAACCTTTTTTTAGAGATATGAAATTAATTGATATTAGTCCAAGTTTTTTACAAACGTATGTTAATAAGATATATAAAAAATATTCTTTAAATTCTGCAAAAAATTCTATTAGTTTTTTAACTGCTTTATTACATGAAGCTTATAGACTTAGAGAAATACAAGAAGATGTTTCTAACTTTGTGATAACTCCAAGTAAAAAAGATACATCTGTAACTAATTTTTATACTAAAGAAGAAGCCCAGCTTCTATTAGAAAGATGTCTTGACACTGATTTAGCTATACCTATTTATTTAATGTTAACGCTTGGATTACGTTTTGGAGAAGCTGTAGCACTTAGGTGGTGTGATGTTCAACTTAATGAAGGAGTCATAAATGTAAAGCAAACAATGGTACATGTCGATGGAAAAGTAACTTTTAAATCCCCTAAAACAGCTAAATCTAAGAGAAGATTAACAGCAACAACGGAGTTGATAGTACTATTAAAAGAAGAAAAGTTAAGACAAAACAAATTAAAATTACAAGGTATACTAAAAAACGAATTAGATTTAATATGCTTAAACAAAAAATTTCAGATTTGGACACAACAAAAATTTTTCAAACCTTTTAAAAAATTATTAGAGAGTAACAATCTTAGATACATAAAATTGCACGAGCTTAGACATACAAATGCAACTTTAATGTTGCTTTCTGGAACTAATATAAAAACTATTTCAGAAAGATTGGGGCATACAGATATAAAAATAACTATGAATAAATACTCCCATGTACTTGAAGAAATGGACAAAGAAGCATCTGAAAATTTGAGCAAAATACTATTTAAATAA